TCCGAGACGTTCCAGGTTCACATCGATACGAGTGAATACAGGATCTGAGCTTGCCAGGGTCGTACCTTCGCCAGCACCAACACCCGAAGCAGTACCCCAAGTAGCGGTAACGCCGAAAGGATTAGTCTGAGTCAGTTTAGGAAATTGTACTTCCTTACCAACAGCGCGTTTCACAAGACAACGACTAGCAATAGTATCAGCCCGTTTAGGAGTCTTGGTAAGTTGAGCGTGGAACATCTCCTCGACCAAACTGCCTCCGCCGCTGGCCGCGCCACTTGCATTTCTAACCAGGACTGCAGCTTTTCCTTCGATCTGATTCTGTACGATTTGGGCTTCAATATCTGAGCCAACAGGATCAGGCATAACGCGCTTCGCCATCCACTTAGGCAGACGCATTCCGTCTTTACCATTCATGCGATTGCTAACGTACTCATCGCCTTTTTTGGTGGCCATCTGGTTCAGATAATCTGAGCACTTGCCTTCATAGGTGAAATAACCAGTGAAATCGTTGGTGTGCTGTACTTCATCAGCTACCTGGTTATGCTCACTGTCAACAACCTTGACATCCTCAAGCTTTGCGCTCTTGGCTTCGACTTCATTCCGCTTGCCTTCGATATCAGCGAGGAGCTTAGCCTTACGGTCTGCTTCCTTCTGTGCTGCTACCTTGCCTTCAAGCTTGCTGAATTCTGCGTTACGATCATCAATAAGATCTTGATAAACGGTCTTCTCTGCTTCACTAGCATCAGACTTCTTAGCCTCAAGCTTTACTACTTCTGCGTTGATTTCCTTCATACGTTCAATAGACATTTAATTCTCCAATAATGATAACATACGTTTCTGACGGGCAATTTCTTCGTCATTGGAGACTTCGACGGTCACATGAGCGTCTTTGGTGTCCGATTCTGATTCGTTGGCCTTACCTTCAACAGCGTCCATACGCTGCTGCAAGAGTTGATTCTCTTTCTGTAGATCTGCCACTAGTTGCTCGATACCGCCATTCTTAGCGTTGAGCGTACCCATAGTAGACTCGTTAGCTGGCATAGTCGTAACGGTGACTTCCTTGAGGTTGATCTCGTTCCACTCTCTACCGCCTTCTGGTAGCACTCGGAAGCCTGTACCGTTATTGAGCCAACCGATTGACATCCCGAATATCATAGGATTAGATTTAATCTTGGTGCGTAGGTCTTGGCTTAGTTGCGTACCGTCAAGCTCTGCGCTTATCAGTAGGCCGATATTGTCTTCTCTTGCCTCAGTGATAACACCAACGGTTTCAAGTGAGTCTCCACCATCTCGCATATGCTTGATCATCAGAGGCACAGTCCGAGCAGCTATTTGATTCTTAATGGCTCGGTCGAATGATCCAGCGTTGATGATATCGCCAACATTATCCCGAACACCGAATACCGAAGCATAGCCTTGAATGGTGCCGTTGGTGAATGAGTCAGTAATCTTGGCTTCGATCTTAGCGTGTTCTGAGCTGATTGACTGTGTGATTATCTCATGCTTTTTCATTCTGTTTCCTCTACCAAGTCACTGATAAACTGATTGAGCGTAGTCTTCTTTTTCTTGCTCTCGCTAGGCTCTTGAACCTTCTTGCCTTCTTGCGGTAGCTTTGCCATGCTTGCATACCGTGGCGCAGTCTCGTCAATGAATACCTCGATTTTGCCGCACTTGCAATTAGGATGGAATGGGGGAACCGAACCGCCATAGATACCTATCTGAGCGTCAGCATCAGCGGCACTTGTATACGGATAAAGCGGTTGACCTGTAGGCTTATTGTCAGAGTCATAAACCTGGCATAGCTCACAAGCATCTGCCTTGACATCAGGCACCCAACCTTGCACCACACCAGACTCAGAACCTGCTATAGTCTGAGCATCATTCATAGCTCTACTGGATTCCGTTATTGCAATCCTCTTTGCTCGGTAGTCGGTAGCTTCGTCAAACACTCGGTCTGATCCTTCTGTCAGCGCCTTGATATATGATTCCTTGGTGTTGTCACCTTCAATGCCAGCCTCTACCAGAGCGGATCTAATCTTGGTCTGCATCTGTGTTAGGCTCTTGCCTGTATAATCTAAAGTCTCGTTGCTGATAATGATTGACTGATCGGCTATAGTCTGCTTGAGTTTGTGCGATACCACATCATAAGCTCGGTCAATCTGTGGACCTGTTGCACCAGTGATAGCAGCATAATCGGCCTTGTATTTAACCTCGTATACCTCAGACAATGCGTTGGTAATCACAGCACCTAGAGAAGCACCTATAACGGCCATGTCAGGTGTCAAGCCTTTGGCTATCATTGCCGCTGATGCTGCCTTCTGACGCTCAAATTCCTTCTTAAGCTCACGTTCCATAATACCGGCTTCGTCGTATTCGCCTATAGGACCGTCACTGTTGATATCATCTGCCTTGCCTTCGTATCTGCTGCCTTCAATGGCTACAGGTGCGGCAACGGTCTTAATCTCTGTACCACCATCAATAGGAGGTAGCTCAACCATAGCTCTAGCTTCATCCAAGGTTACAACGCCTTTGTCATATAGCTCTGTTGCTCTATCAGCGACTTCGTTCAAGTCTTCGCGCATCTCTGCAATATCTGAAGTATTGAACCGGAACACCAAACCATCCTCAAGGAGTGAATTGGTCAGCCCCGAAGCAATGGCGAGCCTGTGAGTAGTTTGAATACGTGCCATACTGTAAGCCACTCAGTAGACCTAAGAGGATAGGAGGAACCTGGAAGGCGGTACAGATACGCGTTTCAGCTATGCCGTTAAGCTTCTCGAAATTGATGTCTGTCTGTAATCCTTGGCTGGCGTTCTCCACACCTACCGGAAGCACAATAGTCTTACCTTTACTGCCGTTCTCACCACCTACAGCAGCATGATATGACTTGGCTAACTGTGTCCGTTGGTCCTTGGTCAGTACGCCTTCTTTCGGGCTTAGAATCTGACCAGGTACGTCTTTGTTTCTTAAGGTCTGCTGAGTCGTAGACTTGCGCTCGTTGTCAATGTCAAGCTCTTTGATAGCAGTAGCGAGCGGAGAAGCATAGCCTTGATAACTATAAGGATCTAGGTATTTGAGTGCTGCTACCTCCTCCGCTGCTACAGTAAAATCTTTGTCACCAGACCTGATCTTGTAGCCGTTGATCGTTGGCCCTGATGTGATCTGATCTACATTGTGTGTAGGTATCGGTGTAAAGCCTCCTGCGCCCATCCGATTGGTGAACAGGTCTAGTAGGTTAAAGCTTGCACCAGTTAGCTCTAGGCGCTTCACAATCAATTCTATGAGGTCGCTGTATGAGTAATAAGGATTGTCGTAGAACAGGTTTAATGCTTCATGGTCAACAGGCTCAAAGTTATCCTCTTCATCTAAGCGGCCTACCTGTAGAGGTGCCTCTGCAACCGAGGTTGATTTCTCTCTGACACAGGCGAACACAATCTCTGACTTGCTGTAGAGCTTGGCAAGGTTGGTGTCTACTCGTTGCGTCTCGTCACCGTTGACCGGAAAGACTGAGGCGGTAGGATACCAGCCATTATCAGATGTCAATGTTGCCTTGCCTTCAAGCTGCCTCGACTCTCTGAGGTTGGTCATGCCTTTGAACATTCGCTCTGCGTGGAAATCTCTCATATCGTAAACACCTCAAAGTCACCGCTGTTTTCGGATAGGTACATGCAGCCATAGCGTATTTCATCCATAGCATGATCGTTCTGTTTGGTTGGTTTGTCTTGCTTGGTGCCGTCTCGGTTCTCTTTCCAGCAGTAGCTCTCAAGCTCCATGATTGCATTACTACAGTCAGGATCTATGGTCAGTCTAGGCTTGCCGTCTGTTGGTACTTCTAGGCGCTCTTGCACCTCCTGGATACCACCTGTCACATCATTGTTAGCCTTGATCACAGGAAGGTCAGCGTCTTGTATATCCACTATCAATTTCTTGGCTGCTGGGTCTACTACGATAGCTTCAAGCTGTGGGTATTGCTCCTGCCACTTCTTGAGCTGCCGTATGATCCGGTTGTTCTTCTGCTGGGTCTTGTAGAACTCATGCCGGATATAGTCACGACCATCATTGTCCAATAGGTGAACGTGCATAGAGCATGGATTAGTATAGCCTTCATCTACTGATATAATCACTCTTGACGGTGCATAA